CATTTGCTTTCGCTCCTATGCGGGCGGTTAAATCACGGCCGGGACACTTCCCGGTGAGTTGGGCCAAGAGGCCCCGGTTAGGCCAGTCAGATGCGCGCCGCTCGAAGGTTTGGCGCAAACCAAGTCAAGAGCGGTAATAAGAACGCCGATGTCCGCAATCTGGCCCTGCGGGATGGTCGATTCAAAGCCAGAGAAAATAAACGGCGCAAATTCCGAAAGGTACATCGCAAGGTAGCGAGAATTGATCGCGTACATCTCGCCGCGCGGGCAGAACGGATCGGGGAATATTGGGGTATCCAAGACTTGCAGCGCCCGGAATCCGGCGTTCACCACATCGTCTTTTTCGTAACGAGACTTGGGCTTGGTCATATACATCTCGTAGCCCATGAAGTCGGCCAAGAGGGTTGACCAGTCGGCGGGATTCATAACCGCGAAGTCAGGAGCCTCGCCGCCAGCGCCGGTCATAACGCGTGTCAACGTGATCGCCATGCCGGTGCGGTTCGAGATGCCGCCGGAGTTCGGGAGATATTGGCCCCACCAGAACTGATTACCCGAGCGAGCGATGCCGCCGTAAGTCGGCGCGAGAGTTCCGTTGTCGTAAGCCTGCACGAGCGAATCAATGGCGGTCGAGTTTGCGTAGTTGTTCGCGTAGAGCGATTGCGCGATGGCTTGCTTGATAACCGTCGCCGCGTCCGACATGACCGCGCGAAGTTTCGGAATGACAACTTCGGATGATTGAATAATCGCTTCCATCCCGAAGAAGCCAATCGGCACCATGCCGAGTTTGAGATTGAACTGCGCGTCTTGAATTGCCGCCTGATCCTCGGGGATGGCGAAGTCGCCCGCGAAGGAACCCCAAGCGAAATTGACAAAGCTCGCGCCCTGCGCCGGGATAGTGATTTGCGAAATACCGCCGCGCGCTTTCTGTGCATTTTGCAGCAACAGAGATAGCAGCGGGTGCGCCTGATAGATTTGGACGAACAAACTTGGAATGAAGGCGCGGCGTGTGATAGCGCTTAATTGCGCGCCGATTGCGCCGCCGGGGGTTATGCCAGAAGCAACCGGGCCCTGGAACGTAGTTGGTAGAGCCATTTAGGCAACTCCTTCTAAGGGGCCGCTTGCGAAAGCGAGCGACATAATTTTAAGAAACATCAAGCGGCCTCTGCTGGTTCCGCCAGGATTTTTGCGGTTTCCATGTCGAAAAACTTTAGCGGATCGCGGTGCAAAAGCTGAGTGTCCGGGTCGTCGCTCTTTTCGCCAGCGCCAAAGAGATTGAGCGATTGCGGCGTATAGGACGAAGCCGGGGTCGGAGCCGGGCGAGGCTCGTTGTCCGTAACCCAAGCTGCGGCAGATTCCGCATCCGGGTTATTCATCGCGCGCATCCGCTTGTAGACCTTTTCCATGCCTTCGTCGGTCAACTTGTAGGTCTTGCGGGCGCGGTCGAGTGAAGCGTTGAGGTCAGACGTTTCCTTGGCCTCAAGTTCGGTCTTGTCGCGTGCGTCGAGACGCTCCTGCAACTTGGTCCGCGCTTCGCGCTCCTGCTCGATTTGCTTTTTCAGCGGAGCGACAAAAGGTTCCGCCGCATCGGCTGCAAAGCGGGCGTTAGGGAAAACCTTCTTGGCTTTGACTTGAATTGCCTCGCCAACGTCCAAATCATTCAGCAGCGTGCCGAGAAACGCATCGGCTTTCTGCAAGATCGCCAGTTGGTCTTTGTCGATTTGAACCATCTCGGCCATGACTATCACCCCTTCCCCGTTGAACGGTTATCAACGTGTTCAACGTTATTGGAGTTTTTGACATCCTTGGGCAGACCCGAGGGCCGCGCGCCGATTTCGGTTTTGTTGACATCGACCTTGATAATCATCGGATCGGTTTCCTTCGTGTCGTTCACATACGGCGCGGGGAAATTGGGGTTTGTTTTATTGAGCGGCATTGTTTTGTTCTCCGTTAAGCGGCTGCGGCGGCGGGAGATGGCATCGGCATCGGATGGGGCATGGCGGGAGCGCCGCCGCCGGGAGCCGGGGGAGCCATGCGAGCGAGCGCGGCATTTGGCGCGTTTTGCTTGGCTTGCTGAATCATCTGCAAAAGGGCTTGGATATTTCCGGCGCCACCGCCGCCCTCGGAAGCGGACCCGAGTTCCTTGGACAAATCCTTGGCGGCGTTTAGGACTTTGGTGTGGAGGGCGCTGCCCATCGGGATTGAGGGGAGCGCGTCCTGTAATGCCTTGACGGCGATCTTGACTTTATCGAGGCCCGCCATAGCGTTCCCGGCGTTTCCTTGCGGCGCAACAGCGCCCCCCGTGTTTGCGGGGGCGGCGGCGAGGGCGGGAGAGGGCGGTTGACCGGGTAGGGGCATTTAATCCGTTAAAAGCTAAGAATTACAAAAAGAGGGGCGGGCGGCGCAGCGAATTCGCAGTGCGCCGCCCATCCTACGGAACTACTTCCGCTTGTGGCGACGCATCCGGCGCTTGGCCATTGGCGAGTCTCCTGTTCTACGTCATCAGGGTCTCAAGCCAAGTACCTGACGACTGGTTCGGTGCAACATTGCAGCCGACCACACATTGCGATTTTCGTTGCATCACTCGCAACACCTAGAACGGGCTAGACAGCCCCTAGATATTTCGCTAGTAGTCAGGAGTGATCTTTCATTACAGGGTGTCTTGATTGGCCGCTGCTCGTGAGTTGCTATCCAGCAAAGAAGTTGCCGGGATACTCGGCGTCTCAACGGTCTGGCTATACCGCCGCCGCAATGAGATTGGCACGGGGCCGGATTGGTTTTTTTACGGCAACAAAAAAATAGTTTATAGAAAAGACGATGTTGAGCGATGGCTGGAAAGCAAGAGAAACGCTACCCAATCGGCGTAAATTATCGTCTATGATGGTCCCATGAAAGTTCCGCAGCGAAAAATCGGGTCGTGGGCTAAAGAAATAATTGATATGTGCTACGCCTCCCGCTCCGAGCGGATTCAGCGCGGAGCGCTCTACCGGAATTTATATCTGACCGGCGACGAAAACGGCGATCCTCAGATATACCCAAAAACATTCGCATTTATAGACAGCCAATCGTCGCTGCTCTACAGCCCGGTCGATTTGCGTTGCGATGTTGAATATTACGGACAAGTCGGGCCGGTTGATCGCGCCAAGGGCCGCGCCGTCGCATCCGACCTTCACCGCAGAATCCGAGAGTGTAACCTTGATACTCTGATCGAGGATGCGGTTTCGTGGTCTCTGGTCAAGGGAAAAACTCTTGTCAAATTGAATTGGGCCGATGGCGGGTTCGATCCTTACCTTGTCCAGCCAGAAATGTTCGGAGTTCTAAACGAATCTGTCTCGGACTTGGATCGCCAAAGCGCCTTCGTCCACAGCACTTACATGACGATTTATCAATTTGAAGATTTGGTCGAACGGCGAAGCGATAAAAAAGAATTACTCAGGGCTGTAACGAAATATCTCTCCCCGTCTAAAACCGGAGATGACACACAGAATCAAGATCAACTTCGCCAAGTCATCATCGGCGGTCTCTACCCCTACCAAACATCGGGAGGTAACCAGACCAAAAATCGCGGCATGGTCGATTGGCTGAGTGGGCCTAGCCCGAATTTAGGGCCGGAAGTCCTCGCCAAGATTTTGCGGCTTGATGAGCTTTGGGTTTGGAACAGCGCAGAAAAAGATTATACGACCATTCAAGTTGTCGGCGATGTGATTGTTGAGGGAAAAATTCAGCACAAAAACATCTTTGCCGATGCCGTCGATACAGACCTGTCCCTAGATCACAAAGACAACCCCCTCAACGGCCATCACCCATTCATTGAATTTTGTCCGAACCGCTTGGACGGGTATTTCTATGGGCGCTCGGAATTGTGCAACGTCGCGCTACTGCAAAAAACCCTCAACGTCAGCATCGACGGCATAAATATGTTGCTGCGTCTGCAAGAGAAACCGCCGCGCGCCATGATCGGCTCCACGAGCGTAAACCAAAACGCATACGCAAAAATGAACAAGCCGGGCGGCTGGCTATCAGATGCAAACCCGAATGCAAAAATTCAGACCCTCGCTCCTGAAATACCGCAGGGTCTCTACGAGAGAATCCATGAGACCTTGGAAATGTTCAATGACATGGCTGG